CAAATGATATAATTCTAGCAAAGACTCTCCCTAAAGCGACACCAAGACCCCTAAACATTTTAAAGAACTCTCCGATGCTCTTAAATATTTTTTCCATCTTACCACCAGGAGAAAAAGAGTTCTTTAGGTCAACCAGTGGTTGGAAAATCATCTTAAATGGTTTTGCGATCAGTTCTACAACTTTAGTAAAGAGTTGAACGACTCCTCCCTTTAAAAGCGCCCAATTCATTTTTAGAGTTTTCATTAATTTATTTGAAGTCGTTTTCAATTCATTTGATGTTTTGAAAAACCATCCCTTTACTTCTTCAAGAAATCCAGTAAGAGACCCTGCCAGAAAAGCGCTCAACATTCCAATTGTTTCTGCGGGACTAGTAGGCATCTCCAACTTTTGAAATGGATTTTTGGAATCGTCACCACCGTCACCAGATGGTTTATCGAACTCCCTACCCTCGTCAAGTTTTTCCTGTTCAGATAGGTCGAGTTGCGCCTGAAGTATCTTTGCAATACTCGTCAAGACTTCAGTGGTCTTCATGGAAGACTCTTGTAATGATTTTTGCAGTATGTTGGATTCGCTTAACTGCTCAACCATATCTTGAAGGGTCGTTTCCTTTGCGACTTCTTCTTCGCTATTATTCTCTTCGTCAGCCATGTCCAAACCTTTAGTTATTATTCTGTGACTTTATTCTTTCGTTCTCTTCTTCAATGTATTGCATCAATAGTGTTATGTAGATACTTCGTTCCCAAGGCAGCATGTTCTCCAGTTCGCTTAGACTATATCCATGATGCTGCATCAGGGAGAAGTTCGTCTTGTAATGATTTACAAGACTGTCGTGACTAAGCGATATTAGAAAAAATCACTAAGACCTTTTAGTTCTAGTTCATTGTGAGTCTTGCATTCCCTGCAGTCGAACTCTATCGTGTGTTTCAGTGACGGCATGTCCTCAAAAAATNNTGAGAGANNTTGTAACTGTGAAGCAGTCATTGAGTCAAGGAATGCCATTACTTCTTTTGGTGATTGGTCACGGCAGTCTATCCTTTCGTCATCTGTCATGATGGCAACGATAGCACCTGCAATCATCTCAAGAACATCGTTCATATTCTGGTCTTGAGTATTTGATGGCGACTTTGCTTCCTCATTTGCCAGCATGCTTTTGTAAGTTGGATACTGCAACTCTACACTGAACTGGTCGTTGATTCTCACTATCTTATCAACTGATGAGACATCAACACTCAAAGACTCTAAGTCTACGAACACTTTGTTTGCTGTATTGCATTCAGTGTTCTTACACTTGACTGAGATTTCTGATGACTCACCAACAGACTTAGCACGTAATTGAGTGAACATGTATTCAATATCAAATGTTGCCAGTTTCATCACATCAACATTTTCTTTCTCGTCCAAGCATGCGGATATTGTATCACACATTGCTTGCAAGCATGTCACAGTATCTTCTGATTCAAATGCTTGTAGTAATATCTTTTCTTCTTTGACCAAGTATGGTCTGTATTTTACTTTCTTTCCAGATGACGGTATTGTCATGCTAAAGTTCAGTGTTTCATTAACGCGGGGTAAACCCATAATATTTTCTCCAATAATATATTATATAATTTTGTAAGTTTTGTATGCCAGCGATACAGTCATCTCCATCGCTGTTGTCTGTGCTTGGTTATTTAGTTGTAACAATTCCATCTGTGTTGGGAACGCATCCACTAGGGTCACGCTATAAACAGAAGATGCGATTGAGTCGTCTCCCCTTTTGAGTTGGTGGATAGTAACAGGTTTGACATAGTTGTTGTAGTACCCAGCATACATCGCATCGTTTTCGTCTTGCGTAACAACGCAGTTCATCCAGTGCTGGAAGTACTTCCTGATGTCGTATTTATTTGTCAGGTAGAAGGATAAGTTAATAGCGGTAAACACCTGACCATTCGCTACCGACTTGGTTCCAATACCAACTTCCCTACTCATTACATTTAACTGCTTTCCTGGCATTTGTGCGCTAGTGCATATGACATTAAGGTCTCGCACATCTATTGCTCCCAGTTTTTCCGACAAACCATTAGGCGATGTCATCTGACTTACATCTGGAAGCACTACCGAGAATCTGTTTGGCGAGGCGAGTCCACCTTGCGCGTCAATCAACGACCTCAGTTTTTCTGTGTTGTAGTTAGACATTAAAACTTCCTAATCTGTTTTCTACTTTCTCTGTAAACATACTGAGCATCCTTTTTGCGGAATGACGATGTCGGTAAGTGGACTGCTATCTCCCATTCAGGTGCTGGGACATTTACAATGCTTCCTCGTATCTGCTTTGTCAGATATCTTTTGTAGCAAGGTCTGAATGCATCAAGTGCGCTACTCGCTTTTAGATAGTCATAAGTTATTTTCAAATAAGTGCTTGAAGTAAACTTAGTACTACTAACTCTATTTAGCAGACCATAGAACAAGTTTTGTCTCAATCTTATCGGGAGGTAATGAAGATTTAGTCCTGTCATCCCGTCACTATTCACATCCAAAAGAATTATCAACGGGAAAGCATCCCAGTAAGGAAGATCGTCTTTGGTCTTGGGGTTGTACCAAAACATATACATCTTACCAGACAGAGGATTACCAGCACCGACAAGTGGAGGTTTTTCTTTCATTAAGGTATTCTGATCCATACTGCGTTCGCTGATGTTACCTATTTTATCAAGGAACCATTTACGCGAGGCATCGCTGCGCGGAGAAATATTCTCTTCGCTTAACTGACCACCGTAATGTGTAAAAGGATTCATGCTTTTATTTATACAAGTTTTAAGCATAAAAAAAAGGGAGCAACGAATTGCTCCCTTATAAACTTAGACTGGATAGGAACTAGTCAGCGTTAGCTAACTTCTGGAAGTAAGACATAGCGTCATCATCTCCAGCATCGTCTGTCGCATCAGCAGTTGCAGGTGCAACCGTCTTAGGAGCANCAGGTTCCGCTACTGTATCCAACGCGACTTCTTCCTTGACAGTGCGTGGAGCAGTTTCACCCAGAACTTCAAACAACTTGGTTTGGAGTTCGTCATAAGTTTTATAGTTTGCAGGATCATTGTAATAATTGATATCATAAATCTGATTCATTATTGCCTGAAGTTGAACCTCATCACCTTCTGCTAATGCAGTTGATGCTTTAAACTCTGACTTATCGTAGTTACGATAACCGTCAAGTTGACGAATCTTCAGTTGAAAATCTGCACCCGCCCAGAGATCAAAAGGATCACAAGGAGTTTCGCCTGGAAACTGTGGTTGCATCAAGTCTTGAATCTTATCAAAGATTTTCTTACCGAACTGATAAAGGAAAACTTTACCTTCGTTGTGAGGTGCAGAGGGATCGCTAACAACTTGAATGTTAACAACATAGTGCAACCTACGCTTTTGCTTACGAACTGTAGCGCGGTCATCTTCGTTACCAGAGTTCCACAACTTGGCATTGAATTCACCTAGTGGGTCTGCTTGACCAAGAGATGTCAAAGACTTCTCAATGTACCACTTGCCAGTATCGCCTTTGAAACCGTGATCCCAATAACGAACCCAAGGCACATCACCCTCTGCTGGGAGGAAGCGAATTACTGCGTAACCGTTTCCTGCTTTATCTACTGTGGGTTTCCAGATGTGGGAAGTATCTTCTTTCTCGAATTTACTACCACCTGCTGATTCTTTTGCTGCTTCAACGAGTGCCGAGATGTCGGTTCGTCTTGATTTTAGTTTGGAAATATCCATTCTTTTTGCCCTTCTATTATTAACTGAAATATGTTTTACTACACACGACTAGGATGTGGTTCCCTAGTCGCTTACTACACTCTGACTTCTCAATCATTACACACTATTATAAGCATTCAGGATGAGATGTCAAGAGATTTATTCGCCCAATGGCAATTCATTAACCTTTGGGAAATAATTTAAGTTCATCGCTTCTACTTCAAGTTTTTCTTTAATGATGACTGAGATGTACTTCTTACAGTCTTCGACTTCTATTTTATGCTTTTCGCACAAGTGAATGATAGCATCCATATGAGAAAGTTTACCTTTGCGAACCACGTTCTCAATAAGTTTAGTGAACTTCGCCTTAGTCATAAACTCCACTTCTTCTACTGGGGAGTTATCCTTCATCAACGGTCTCCACTTCTGGTTCTTGTGGAACATTTCCAATTTGCACATTTACCTTTATGGCATCAACTAACTGTGCGACTTCATTGTAAGGTTTAACGAGAAGATATTCAACTACTGCATTGAAGACTTCTTCTGGTATCATCGCTACTTTTTTTTGACCTTCGCTCATTCTTTTCTCCTATTCCATTTCCTTTGTCCACACAGCACCGAGGTCTGGGTAGAATGTTCCAACATCCCTACGGACGTTTCCTTTGGCATCGTATGCAAGTGCTAGGCATACTGTGCCTGTTGTACTCTCCATTAGGTTTCCGTATCGGTGGTCTAACCAGATACCATCTTTGATGTAGATTTTTAAGTTCTTAACATATGATTCAGTGACCTGAAACTCTTGACGCTGCTTAGAGTCTTTAGAATCTTTTTGACTCTTTAGACCAGAGAGAAGTTCTGTGTTGTACTTCAACCACTCTTTGACTTTGACATAACTGACAGCATGGTCATCAGGCAACGCAAGCACATCAGGGTGAACACTACTGTTCTTTGCTGGCGCACGTTTTGCTCTTGCTAGTGCAAGGCGTTCACTTGCTGCTGCTCTTTGCTCTGGTGTCATAGGTTTACGCTTTCGCTTTACTTTAAGTTGCTTGACACTTGAAC